GCTAGATTTTTTAGTTTTCTTTTTTGCAGGTTTTTTCATCTTTCTTCCTGGCATTTTTATCTCCTTTATTAAATATATTATTATAATTTATTTCAAAATCTTTTGACCATTTAACTCTATACTTATCACCTTTTCCGTTCATTATGCTGTTACCCAACTTTTTGCTTTTGGTTTTCTTTTGTACCAACCTTCTTTAGACTCTGTATAATCTTGCGGAGGATGCGCATACTTACACGCATAGGCCAAAGCATCGATCGTATCATCATGTGCCATCCTCGGACCAAAAGTAACAATTTCCCTATGTAAATCATACTGAGACCTTTTAATATGAACTTGCCCCACTGCAAACCTTTGTCCAAGTATTTCTTGTATTCTATCTCTTTTAGACATCCTAGTCCCAGGTTTTTCTTCTTTAAACGGGATAATAAACTCATTTCTTCTCCTCATTTCTGCTCTAATAGTTTGAAATATAGGTTTAGACATAGTAGTATCTTCTATAGTAAATAAAGTAGGTTTATAAAACTTAGCATACTCAAATATATAATCTACTATACCTTTTTGACCAGTACCAGGCACTCCTAATACTGGTAATGTTCTATTTCTTACATAATCTAAAACATAGAGATTATTGTCTGGAGTGACTGCAACAACCATGATAACACTGAAATCCGAATTACGCCTTGCTGAATCAGTAGCGGGATCCACACCAATAAATATGTTACATGGCTTTGAGTCATCACCGTCAGGTATAATAAATTTAAGTCCACTGTCATCCTCCTGTATAAACTGTCCATCCCAGTATTTTATATGATCTCTTGTAAAAATAGAGTCTTCTTCGCTTTGGACTTCCATCATATACTCTTGATAGAATTTTTGAGGTTGACCAGAGTCCTGATAAAACTTCTTTTTCCTTTCCATTTCTTCATGACCAAACCAAGAAGGCCAAAGAGGAGTACCATCATCTTGTAAAGCTTTATATGTTATAACTTTCCAAGCAAAATCTTCTCTTTCCTTTTTAGCTTTTTCATGACCTATTAGAATTTTTTGTATAAAGGCATCAAAATGCACAGGCGTACCATTAATTCTTAACCTACCTGTCTTTGGCTCAAGAGCAGGAAATACAACTGCTGTAACTAGATTGCTTATTTTAGACCTAGACTCTGGAGTAATTGTATTGTTTTCATCTTCAAAGTCATCAAGTATGATAAGGTCGTATCTTTTATGTAGTTTAGCGCCACCACGAATACCTGATAAATTAGATTTACTAATGAGCTTACAGTTGTTTTTAAGTTCGATATCATCTTCTGTCCATTTTCTACCTTTTAAATCTCCGAAATAATATTTTATTTTGTCATTATATTCTAAGTGATATTTAATATAATCTAGATTAGGTACTGATATTTTACTACTTGCAGCTACCCAACCATAAAATAAGGGTTCTTGTGTAAAGCAAAAATCTTGCAATATATTACATTTAGTCAACACTGTTTTTCCATGACCTCTTGGCAATATAATAGCTAATTGCCTATAATCCAGATTAGATAAAGCATCCGCAACTTCATAATGAAAGAACGGACTTTCAGATCGCATAAAATCTTCAGGTAAAAATAATTTACCAAAAGCTATTAGATCTTTACTAGCAAGCTTTAGATCTTCTTCAGCTTTACTAATATTATGTGTATTTATATTAGCCATTATTCCATGTTTCTGAGTTAACTAAAACTTGTGCTTCTGACTTAGTTAATATAGTATTGTTCGGATAAGCCATATTAGCGCCTAATTCTGCCACAGCTGATAGTTCCCCCTCTTTCATTGAGAACTCGCCTTTAACAAGTATATATGAGCCATTTGGCGATACTCTAGGAGCACCTAACATACCTTTGAATGCTGCTTCTTGCCAAGTTGGTAATACAGCTGTAGTTTTTGTTATATTACCATCTTCATCATATTCATACTCATTCCAACCTACTTTATCTTGTATTTCCATTGGAACGCTTGATTCATATGTTTCTTTTTTTAGACATACATACATTTCGTAATGCACCAAATTATCTCCTAACTATTTTTGTGTTTACTTTTTCCAAAATTATAATTCTTTGTTACTTCTTTTATAGATAAAGCTTTGTCATATATTCTTAAATCATCTATAAAGCCTTGTGCTTGATTTGATGTGCCAGTCATACTAGCTATCGTTCTAAATGTAAAGTTATTTGCAGAATCTCCTGTTTCTCTATCATTTGTATTTATATCATATCCATTTATATATACTTTATAGGTACCACTTTCTCTAACCAAAACTACGTGAAACCATTCATATATACTAGGTCTAACATCTGCTGTTAATGAACCACCTATATCTGTACTACTATCTAATGTTATTGTGTCATTATCGCCACTATTGGTTCTTATATATACTTGAGTAAGTTCTCCGCTAGATTCAGCATAAGGAATTACTACAAAATCTACATTAGCTGCTCCTAAAATATATCCATCACCATTGCTTATATATTTCCTAGTTAATTTTCTCCACATTTCTACAGAAAAATCACCATCTATATCTATATTCTGAGGCAACTCTGCATAATCACCTTCATATGCTCCTGACCATGTACTACCATTTAAATGTAATGAGCCACCACCAGAATGTTCTATATTAGTATTAAACCCTTGAGTACATAAATTAGCTGTTACTCCTTCTTGAAAAAATATATAATTTTCTCCACCTGTTATAGTTCCATCATTATTGTTACCTGACAAATCTTTCCATTTTCCATCTGATGACAAATGATTGTTAATCCAATAACCTGTTAAATTACTAGCTTGTGAATGTTTAGTAGCATTAAATGGCTTTCCATTATTATACAATGAAGTAACTTCTGATGCCGAAAATGCAACATCAGTAAATAATACACAATCTCCTACTATACCATCCTGTCTACCACCAGATCCACCC